GGCCCGGCCCGAGACATACCAGCCACCATCGCCAGGCTGACCAAACCCATGCCGGCCATACAAGGAGACACCGGTATTGCGCCCCTTCGATTGCCCGCCGAGCCGATCAAAACTGGCCTTGCTGTCGGCGTAAGCCAATGCCGCGCCGACGATGGTGCGCGCATCGAGCCGGGTGTCGACCCCGAACTGGCCGCCCCACAAGGAGGTATCGCCAGTGGCGTAACCGCTCTCGCTCAGCTTGCCCGAAGCACCGATGGCGCTGACCCACAAGCCGCTGCCGTCGCGCCCCTCGGCCTGGTTGCCCAAGGCCGCCAGCCGATTGCCCAGGTCGCGATTGAGCGCCTGCGATTGCTGGAAGGTCAACGCTTGCGCCGAGGCATGAATCTGTCCCGCCAGACTATCCAGCACCTGCCCGGCGACAGCCACGCTGGCGCTCCTCTGCAAGGCGGCGGCACTGGCCAGGAACTCGCCGTTGACGCCGCTGGTATTGCCGCTGGCGACCATCTGGTCAGCCGCCTGCAAGCCGGTTTCCAGGTTGGCCGCCGCATGGGTGCGGGTAGGATCGCTGCCGAATGCCGCAGCAGCCATGGCGCTGACATCGTTGCGGCTGATCTGCAGATTGACTTGCTGCGCCTGGTACGACAGCGTCGCCACGATAAACACCCCCGGCGCAAAGCTGACGCCATTGGCCTCGAAACTGACGTCGCTGAACTGGCCGCTGACGCCGCCGGCGGCAGTGAGCACCTTGCCTGTCACACCCGCCTGCTGCGTCACATAACCGGAAGGATCCGAGCTGCTGCTGGGGGTGGTGGCAATCAGGTGCGAGTTGCCCAGTAGCGCCGCGCCGCCCACCGTCAGCGTGCTGTTGAACTGATTCGCCAGGATCGCCGTCGGCGCAGCGACATAATTGCCATCGATGGTCAGGCCGGCGCCGCTGTTGTTGACCCGGCCGTTGTTGATGACATTGCCGTGGATGCGGCCCCCCTCGCCGCCCAGCTGGCCGAGCGCGCTGACATTCACGCCGGAGGCGACGGCGCCGGTGATGTTCAGGCTGCCGCCCAGGATATTGCTGGCGCCCAGGTAGGTATTGTTGCCGGCCAGCGTCAACTGCCCGCTGCCGCTCTTGTTCAAGCCGGCGTCGCCGCCGATATCGTTCTTGAACACCGAGGAGGCGTTATCGAACTGGACATTGACGTTGGGCCCCAGCGCCAGGCGCTGGTCGAACAGCGCCGGGCCGTTGACCGCCTTGCTGGCGTTGAGCAGCCCCCAGCCATAGGTGGCGGTATCGTGCATGTCAGTAGCGGTGGAGAGGATGGTTTGGCGGATCAGGTCGGCATTCATCCAGGGATAAGCCTGCTGCACCAGGACTGCCGCGCCGGTCACCGCGGGCGCGGCGAAGGAGGTGCCGAAGACCCGCGTGCCGCTGGCGCTGGAGACGAAATCTCCGGCCGCAGCCAGGCACCAGTTGGCGGCCAGACCGCAGCGATTGGCGTAACTGGAAATCACCCCCGGCACGGTGTCGCTGGCGGCATAACCGTTGCTGCCGCCGACGGCGTTGACCGCCGTCACCGCCAGCCAGCCGGTTTGCAGATCGGCAAATAAGGAAGGCAGGCTGGCGCTCAGGCTGGGCTGCGCCGCACCGTCATTGCCGGTAGACCAGATAAACAAACTCTTCTGCGCCACAAAGGGTTGATACAAGGCGTGCAAGGCAAGCGCTTGGCTGACCGAAGCGCCCACCCCACCGATGCTGTTGGATTGATTAAAAATCCGCGCCCCCTTGGCGAACAGATCCTGGTACATCTGGTTATTGAGCAGCAGGTCGTTGCCAGTGATGCCGGCCGCCGCCGCTTGTATGAACACGCCAGGGGCGACGCCCAAGGTATTGCCAGCCAATGCTTGTGCCACTTCCGTGCCGTGCATATTGCCGTTGGCGCCGCCGGGGCTGTAGACCGTCTTGCTGATGCGCCCGGCGAGCTGGGGATCGCTAACATCGAAATCGGTATCGACCACGCCGACCGTGACGCCGGCTCCGGTCAGCCCTTGGGCACGCGCTGCCTTGACATTGCTCGGATCAAGTACGTTCAACAGCGCCGCTGGCGGTGTTACCGCAGCGCCGCTGCCGGTGGCAGGTGGCGAACTAACGGGGGTGGGGGTGGCAGCTGGCGGGGTGCTTGGAACCGGTGACGTAGCGGGATTAGGATCACTGCTGCCGCCACCGCCGCCGCCGCAACCCGAAATCATTACCAATACTGCAACATAGATAATCGATAACGATCTTTGACGAGATAATTCTTTACCCATAACGCCTCCCCCATATGTGCATCAACTTCAACCCGATCAATGATCGGCATATCGGCCTACTGCATTCACATACTTAGTCGCGCATCAATAGTATTAATCTCAACATATTTCTATATGGCAATTAATTATGCTCTCGTTTGAGATGTCATTTCCCAATTTTTATTTATCAAGAGAAACTGTTTCTATATGGATACACTATTGATAAGGTAATAATGCAGAGGCAATATATCGACACGCGGAAGGTATTGAGAGGGGAAATAACGACGGGAATTTTGTCCGCAGGAACAAGCGCCTGGCTGTTCCGACGCCATGTTGAGGATCCGAATGAATGTACGACAGGCCAACATTCTTTCGGAATTGCTTCGGCTTTTGTTATTATTACCCGCCGGCAACCATACTTAGTGAAACCCACGGGCGTATGCACACCCGTGTCAGCAAAACTTCAGGAGATAACCATGACGTTTACGGAATCGATCAAAGTCTGCTTTTCCAAATACGCCGACTTTAACGGCAGGGCCTCACGCTCCGAGTATTGGTGGTTCGCACTTTTTATCGTACTGATCTCCTTGCTCGCCGGAGCAATCAGCCAATCATTCCGCATGGTGCTTATGCTTGCCACACTGTTGCCATCCATTGCGGCCGCAGCGCGGCGGCTGCATGACACGAATCGCAGCGGCTGGTTGCAATTGATCGGGCTGATCCCTGTCCTGGGCTGGATCGCCATCATATATTTTCTGGTTCAGGACCCGAAGGAACCGAATAATTTCGGCGCAGCAGCGGTGGATCCAAGCCTTCCGGAAACCTGAAATTCACACAGATCCATATAATAAGCCGCCTCCTCCGAGCGTCGAAGCAGTTCAGCAACAACGGGAATTTCCTCGAAATTCCCGGATCACCTATCCACAGGAATCCATGAAATCCGCCCTTCTTGTCATCGATGTCCAACATGGTCTTTTTGATGAAACGCCCCGTCCGTTCGAAGCCGATGCGGTAGTTGAACGCATCAACACCCTGACCGCCAAAGCCCGCGCTGCCGGTGTTCCCGTGGTATTCATCCAGCATGAAGCCAGTGATATCGAATACAACTCTGCCGGCTGGCAACTTCAGCGCGGACTGCAGGTAAAGGAAAGCGACGTCAAACTGCGCAAGACGACGCCTGATTCCTTTCTCCGCACCGAGCTCGAAGCATTGCTTGCCTCATGGCGTACCGAACAAGTCGTGATCTGCGGCTACGCCTCGGAATTCTGCGTTGACACCACCACCCGCCGCGCAGCCGCCCTCGGCTATCCGGTGCTGCTGGTGTCCGATGCCCACACCACCCATGACAAACCGCATGCGACCGGACTGCAGATACGCACGCACGAAAATGCGACCTTGCCCGACATCGGCAGTTTTGGTCCGGAGATCAAAGCGCTTACCACCGCTGAATTGCATTTCTCGAACTAAATTATTTAGCAACGCCATTCCCTCACCGAACGCGCAGAAACCGGGATCGAATAGGCCCGCAAGAGAGGATGGCCTTGGCAATGAGAACCTGTTAGAATTCTGCCCTGTCCCGTATCGCAGGCAATCGCTGTCGATACATGTTTTGCGCGTTTATATTTCTTCGGAACAGCAAAATTGCCCGAGTGGTGAAATCGGTAGACACAAGAGACTTAAAATCTCTCGCTCGTAAGGGTGTGCCGGTTCAAGTCCGGCCTCGGGCACCACCCCCTCTTTAAGAAGATATGACCTCAAGGCATATTTTCTTACAAATCAACGGGTTAAGAAAATGTGAATGTAGTCAATATCGCAACAAATTATATTAGATTGCGCTGCGGTTACACATTTTTTACACAGTGATTTACACAGTCACTCAATCCATGGCAAGTATCCAAAAAATGAAAACCGGCTATCGCGCACATCACGGTAGCCGGCGTTCGCGAGAGCGCATCCTTTCCGATTAAGCGTGAGGCCGAGTCGTGGGCAGCGAGGAGGGAAACCGAAATTCGGGATGCCAAGAATACGCGTCCAGGCAACCGGTACACGCTGGTCGACGCATTCAGGAAGTACGCCGAGGAGGTCTCGCCGACCAAACGCGGCGAGCGCTAGTATGCACCTGCGAGATTGGCCAAGGCCGCGTCACCTGTACAGGCGGGCCGAAGGCTAGCATATTTATGCAGGTATACCTAGATGCAAGATACCGATGTGGGAATTGTTCCCGAAAACTAGGGGAAGGTGAAACCCCTCGAATTTTTTCCATCGGTAAGTTGACAGTACCGCGAAATCAGCTTCCGGACTTGGGCTTGTATGTTGCCCACACCTGAGGTTCAAGGTCCCATGGCGGATCGCACTGCTCGAACTCTGGCCGGTCCGCGGCCAATTGTGCCTGATAAAATTTGACCCGCTCCTGGTAGCTCGGGTCGTTCCTGTTGCGATACAGGAAGCGCAGTTCGGAATCGGTGACGCTGGTCTTTGCGTCGAAGCCATGTTTGAAAAACCGCTTTTTGGCGGGTGCTGACGTCATTTCTTCACGGCCGGCCATGCCGAAAGCGATGTCGCGGCCCGTCTCGACTGCGAACGAGATCGCGCCTTTGGACTTTCGTGAGAACACTTCCGTCTCATTGAGCGCCGCCTGCCGCTCCAACGCCTGGCACTCCGTATACGGCAATTTCTGGTCGATACCCACGCATATCGCGATGCTCATGTTAGGTTTTTCCTCGCTGAAATTTTCTCGATTCTCCGCATTCACGGCCGACGACCGCTTAGGATCATTGCGGAGGTGATCAGCAAATGCCTGATTCAACTCCGGGCATTTCAACTCCGGGTCAAACAAATCGTTCCCACCGAGAAACTGCCGAACCATGATCAGCCTGTTCTCGTAACTGAGTCCCAAAGCATCGTGGTCATTGCCATGCGCCCAAAGCACGAGCTCCTCTTGCGTATCCTTTCGACCAAAGAAGAGGGTGTTGTCGAGGTCGCCTTTGAAAATTGCTGTTCTGACCCGTCGCGTCGCCCCGGCCGACTGCCGTCGCCTTGTAAGATCAGGGAAGGCTCTTGCACTGCGCTGTTGACCGTCGACAGGCATCCGGTTGCTTGCACCTGCATGCGTTTGACTTACCTCCTGCGTCTCCATTGCCTGGTGGGGCGATGTAGCTCCCCCCTTCGAAATACAAGCGCCCATTGTTTACTCCCTCCCATTCACAAACATGATATTGCGCCGACAATAACGATCTCTCCCTTTGGCACCACCGCAATTACGCAAACTTGTGCGCTGAAGCGAACTGAAGGCACGTGCCGCACTGGTGCGGGGCAAAGACAGTGTTGAGCTGCACGAGGCAAATGACGCGCTTCGCGCAAAGCTACTGGATCAGGAATTATTTGGTGAGACGAACAAGCTATCAAAGACAGCCAATATGAAATAACAATGCGTCACGTATCAACGCTTGGTCGGTCGCGCTAAAGCCCAGTAGAGGCCGGGCCGGATAGTGATAGTTCGGTCCTTTTTTTTGCGACCTTGTCCGTCAATCCTTCCTGGTGCACGCGGGCGATCCGCGCCACGCGCCCATAGAACCCGACCGAGAGTTGGTTTTCGTCCTGCGTGGTTTTAAGGTATTTGGTGGTGCGCACCTTGTTGAACATGACCGCCTTTTGCCGCTTGATGCGGCCCTTTTTACCACGCAGATCCTTGCGCTGCTTCCTGGCTGCATAGATCGCGCCGTCCGGTGCCTGCTGGCTGGCGATGCGTTGCGCCTAGCTACGGCGCAGCTCCTGGGCGATCTTGCGCGTCACCACCCGGCGCTGGCCAGGCTGGAACTTTGCCAGCAATACGCCGGCCCATTGCTCAATAGCGCGCAGATCTTCCGTCATTGCGGGCCTGCCGGCGTGTGCCATTCCGCAAGGAGTGAATCCCCCGCGTAAGCCTGCCAGAACTCGTCTGCATGGATCGGCGTCAGCTGTGGTTCTGCCGGGTGTCGCACGTCCAGCCGGCCATCGTTGACCCGATTAACGACCACTCGCTCGGTCAGAGCCAGCTTGATCGACAGGTCAATCGTTTGATGGTTATTGAAGTCAACATCAAAACCAATGCCACTCTTACGCAGCTCGGAATTGTCCAGTAAATCTCGCTGATGAATTTCGACCCATGCCAGCAGCGCCACCATGATCGCATCGGGAACTGTTCAACAAGCGCCGGGCCAAGGCCGACCAGGTCGATATCGATATCAGTCACTTGAGGCTGTCGAGCGGCTTTACGGGCGAAGACAAGATGTGGCGCCAGATCGTCACGATTCTGGATGCTGAGCGCGGCGGCTGCAATCTGTTCGACATCGATGAGCTGCGCAATTTCGAATACAGCCCCGACCAGTTCGAAAACCTGCTGATGTGTAATTTCATCGACGACACGCAATCCGTGTTTCCGTTGATGGCCTTACAGCGCTGCATGATCGATTCATGGGTTAGCTGGGACGACTACAAACCGTTCGCCAGCCGCCCCTTCGGCGACCGGCCGGTCTGGATCGGCTACGACCCCTCACTGACTGGCGACAGCGCCGGCTGCGTCGTCATCGCGCCGCCCCTGGTGGCTGGCGGCAAATTTCGCATTCTTGAACGCTTCCAGTGGCGCGGCATCGATTTCGAGGCGCAGGCCAAGGCGATCAAGGAGATGACGACACGCTACAACGTCGCCTATATCGGCATTGACACTACCGGCATGGGGATCGGCGTGTATCCCTTGGTCAAACAATTCTTTCCGCTGGTGACTGCGATCAACTACTCGCCGGAAGTCAAGACCCGGATGGCGCTGAAGGCACAAAACATCGTCAACAAGGCACGGCTGGAATTCGATGCCGGCTGGACCGACATTGCGCAGTCCTTTATGACCATCCGCAAAACCCTCACCACCAGCGGCCGGCAAGTCACCTATGACGCCGGCCGCACCGATGAAACCGGCCACGCCGACCTGGCGTGGGCCTGCATGCACGCCCTCGATCACGAGCCGTTCGAGGGTGCCAACGAAAACACCCAATCCTTTATGGAGCTTTACACATCATGAGCAGAAAGCAGCAACGGCGCGCCGCGCAACGTGCCGCGACATACGCGACGGCGTTGTCAGGATCTGCGACAACCCCGAGCGCCGGCGGCGGCATGCAGGCGTTTACCTTCGGCGATCCGACGCCTGTGCTTGACCACAGCGAGGTGCTGGATTGTTTCGAGTGCTGGCTCAATGGCAAATGGTACGAACCGCCCGTGAGTCTTGCCGGCCTGGCGAAATCGTTTCACGCCAGCGTCCATCACAGCAGCACCATTTATTTTAAGACCAACATCCTGACCTCGACATTCATTCCGAATAAATACCTGTCGCGGGATGCCTTTAAACGCTTTGTATTGGATTTCCTGACCTTCGGTAATGGCTACCTGGAGAAACGGGCCAGCCGCAGTGGACTGCCCCTGCAGTTGAACCACGCCCTGGCGAAGTACATGCGGCGCGGCAAGGATCTGGATACCTATTATTTTGTGGCGGGATGGCAGCAGGAATATGCATTCGACAAGGGATCCATTTCCCATTTGATGGACCCGGATCTCAACCAGGAGGTCTACGGCGTGCCGCAATACCTGAGCGCCCTGCAGTCGGCCTGGTTGAATGAGGCCGCCACCCTGTTCCGTCGCAAGTATTACAAAAACGGCTCGCATGCCGGCTTCGTGTTCTACATGACCGACGCCGCGGCCAACATCACGGATGTCGACAACCTGCGCCAGGCCATGCGCGACAGCAAGGGACCGGGGAATTTCCGCAACCTGTTCATGTACGCGCCAAATGGTAAAAAAGACGGCATCCAGATCCTGCCGGTGTCGGACGTTGCCGCCAAAGATGAGTTTTTCAATATCGAGGGCGTCACTCGCGACGACGTGCTCGCCGCCCACCGCGTGCCGCCTCAGCTGATGGGGATCATGCCGAACAATACCGGCGGCTTCGGCGCCATTGAACCAGCCGCGGGTATTTGCCCGCAACGAGCTGGAACCCCTGCAGACTCAGTTCATGACGCTCAACGACTGGCTGGGAATCGAAGCGGTGAAATTCGACAAATACGAATTATTGACAGGAGAGGGAAACAAGCCATGAGCGACATCGCAGACCGCGCCGACTGGCGCATCGAACAAGACGTGCAGAATGCGAGAATGCATGTCGGCAAGCAGCCGATACTCGCTAGTGATGGCCGCTGTCACTTTTGTGACGAACAGGTCGCGCATGCGCTGCTGTTTTGCAATGTGGATTGCCGAGACGACTACCAAAAACAACAAACGGCGTTACAACGTGCCGGTCGTCGCGTGGATTAAGTCCGCACAGCTTGCCTAACATCCTGTACCCCGGTTGAGCCGCTGGCCGCCTGAGCGGTGGCCTTAGTTCTCGACTTACACTGCAGGTCTAGTCGAACGTCTTTTCATCAACAGTACAGCCGATTTTCTTGATAGCAGATTTCACAACACCATCTACGCTTATTTTTTTCTTGATAGATACCTGCGCGACCCAAAGCTGCAACGTAACAGCACCGCTCACAGAACCGCATCGAATCCTACCATCAGCTGCACTCGGCGATCGCGCAAGTCGGTGGCACGAAGGAGCTGGCCGGAAGGACCGACATTGAGATCGAAATCAGCAACCAATGCGCGTGGTTGGTCACCAACGCGATTGTCTACTACAACTCGGCGATCCTGTCGCGGCTGCTGGAGAAATACCAGGCTAGCGACAACGAAAGACGTTGCCGCTGCTCAAGTCGATTTCGCCGGTCGCATGGCAGCATGTGCACTTGAATCGGCGCTACGGCT